CTGTTCTTAATCCCCCCAAAAACGACTCGAGAAGCCACGAAAATGACTGAGAAGGTCACAGAAGTTAGCCAAACGACTCAAAGTGGCTCAAACGGGCTTGAAACGGTTTTGGGTAGAGACACAGAAGGGCAAAACACCCATTTTGGGGTCGCTACGCCAAGAATCCACACGCCATTGAACGATTTGCCTAGTCGCGGGCTTGAATTGGTCGATTTGGCGACGTCGATCGGCGTTGACTTAATGCCGTGGCAAAAATTTGCGCTTGAACACACTCACAAGGTAAAGCCCGACGGTCGGTGGGCAACGCCGGTCAATGTCATTTGTGTTGCACGTCAGAATGGCAAAAGTTTTTTGCAACAGATCAGAATTCTTGGCGGTTTGTTTTTATGGAATGAGCCGCTGCAAATTGGGTCAGCGCACCGACTTGCAACAAGCCTTGAACAGTTTCGGGCGTTGGTTGGAATCATTGAACAAAATGATTCACTAGCTAAACAAGTCAAGCGGATACGCTGGGCGCATGGGGCAGAGGAAATAGAAACCATTCACAACACGCGCTTCATAGTCAAGGCGGGTGGTTCGGCTGCTCGCGGTGTTTCCCGTCCGTCAACTTTGCACTTAGACGAATTGCGTGAAATGTCAGACATGGAATCTTTCGCGTCATTGCGATATACCCTTATGGCTGCGCCCAATCCATTGGTCATGGCGTACACGAACGCCGGCGATCATTCAAGTTTGGTTTTAAATTCGTTTCGCGAAAGAGCCTTGGCAAAAATCGCGGGGGCTGACGACGAAATTGGGTATTTTGAATGGTCGGCACCAACTGACGAAATAAGCGTTGAAAATGCCAAATGGGCAAACCCAGCCATGGGCATAACAATTCATGCGGACAACGTACGAAGCGTTTTGAATGACCCGCCGGACGTTGTAATGACCGAAGTTTTGTGTCGGTGGGTCGTTGCAATCAATAGCGCGGTGGACGCAGCCGCTTGGGGTAATTGCCTAGACAAAACCGTTGACCTTGACACTGAAAAGCAAACTTGGCTGGCAATCGATCTTTCGCCGGATAGAAAACACGCAAGTTTGGTGGGAGCGCAAAAATTAGGCGACGAATCATTTGTGGTCAAATTGCTTCACACATGGGCAAACGATTTACAATTGGACGATAAAGCAATTGCCAACGAATTGGCAGACTATGCGCGCAAGTATCCGACCGAATACGTTTTGTATAGCCGTCGCACCGCCGGCGCAGTTGCCGCGCGTCTTGCACCCGCCGGAATTGCAATTTTTGACATGGACAGTGACTATCCACAAAGTTGCGACGAAATGCTCAGTGCGATCAATAGCGGTCGTCTAAAACATAGGGGTCAAAGTCAGCTAACCGAAGAAATCTTGGCAGCCGTTCAATTGCGCCGTGGTGACGGCGGCTGGGTTATTGGTAGGCGCGCGTCCAAGTCGGTTGTTTGCGGCGCGGTGGCAGTTTCGCTTGTTTCCCATTTTGCGACACGCCAAGACAATGATCTTGACATCATGGTGGGTTAAACGTATAAGACTGACACAATTTACGCATGGGTCTATTAGATTTGTTCGTACCAACAAAGCCGACGGCAGCCGTCACTGCCAGTTCGGTTGACGCCGCAGCAATTGCGCCGTATTACCCTGAACAGGGACAACTTTTCTTTTCCGGTGTAACTAGCGCAATTCGATCTGAAGCAATGACAATTCCAACGGTTGCACGATCACTTGGAATTATTCAAACCGTTGCTTCACTACCTATGCACACACGCAATGAAGCAACCGGAGAGAAAGTACCGCAACCGCGTGTAATCAATCAGCCTGACCCAAGAATTCCCGGGACAACATTTTGGTCATGGATTATTTCCGATTTGTTTTTCTTTCCTAGCGCATACGCATACGTTATGGAGCGTTACGCCGATACAGGAAAAATTCGTGCAATGGAGCGCGTCGCACCGGAGCGCGTAACAATTCAGACAAACGGTATTGGTACAGAAATTGTTTCGTACTCAATCGACGGGTCTTATGTTGACCCAGCAAATTTGGTTGTATTTGCCGGAGCGCAAGAAGGTTTGTTAAATCGCGCCGGTCGCACTATCCGCGCAGCCGCAGCCCTAGAACGCGCGGCATTAGATTTTGCAGCCGACCCAATTCCACAAATGGTTTTGAAATCAAACGGTACATCATTGCCAGCCGATCGCGTTTCAAAATTACTTGGTGCAATTCGCAACCGTGCTAAGAAATCCGTTATATATTTGAACGCTGACGTTGATCTTTCAACAATTGGTTACGACCCAAAGAATTTGCAGCTAAATGAGGCGAGAAACTATTTGTCTTTAGAATTAAGCCGCGCGGCGGGATTACCGGCGTATTTCACAGATTCACAACAGTCAACATTCACTTATTCAAACGCGCTAGATAAACGACGCGACCTGGTGGATTTTGCGTTTAGAAATTACATGTCAATCATTGAACAACGGTTATCTTTTGCGGATTTTACGCCAGCCGGAAATCGAGTGTCGTTTGACCTAGACGACTTCTTGCGTGGCAATCCTTATGAGCGCGCGCAAGTGTACGAAATCTTAAATCGCATTGGCGCAATGTCAATCGAAGAAATACGCGAGGAAGAAGACATGCTGCTATGAAAAAAGTCATTACGCCGTTTCAAATAACCGCCGCCGATTCTGAAAGTCGGACAATTAGCGGCACAATTGTCACGTTTGAAGAAACTGGCAATGCTTCAATTGGCAAGGTGCAATTTGCAAAAGGTTCAATCGAACCAACGCCAGTTTTGCTTAACTTAGAGCATGACCGTGCGCGTCGAATTGGCAAAACATTAAGCATTGAAAGCAATGATCAAAACATGACGGCAACATTCAAAATCGCTGCAACAACCGCCGGCAATGACGCATTGGTCGAAGCCGCCGAAGGTTTGCGCGACGGATTTAGCGTGGAAGTTTCATTTGACGAATATGAAACACTTAAAGACGGAACAGTACGCATTTTGAAAGGTGAATTGACTGCCGTTGCATTAACCAGCGAACCGGCAATTCGATCAGCACGAGTTGAAACCGTAGCGGCAACAGAAGAAGAAAAAACAGAAGATTCTGATTCGACAATCGAAACAGAAGAAACACCAACAACAGAAGGAGACGAAGTGGACAACACCGTCACACAAGCGGAAGCCGTCGAGACGGTAGAAGCCGCAGAAACAATCACTGCGTCAGCGCGACCAAAGGTGGGGGGCTTTACATCAAAGCCACGCATTGAAGTAACCGCTGCCAAGTATTTGGAAAACACAATTCGCGCGTCAATGGGAGACTTAGACGCTCGCGATTATGTTCACGCAGCAAACAATGGTGCAACAACAACTGACAATGCTGGACTTGTTCCAACACGTCAATTGACTGAAATCATCAATGGACTTGGCAACACAATTCGTCCAAGCATTGACGCAATTAGCCGTGGGACATTGCCTGACGCTGGAATGACTTTTGAAATTCCAAAAATCACTGCCATGCCAACCGTAGCTGAAACTGCCGAAACCAACGCATTTTCAAATACAGATCAGGAAAGCGCATTTGTCTCAGTAGATGTTAAGAAATTTGCCGGGCAACAAAAATTTAGCGTGGAATTGCTTGAGCGCAGTTCCCCATTATTTTTTGACGAATTGCTCAGAAATATGGTTAGTGCCCTTGCTAAAGCACAAAATTCTTATGTAAATGGAATTCTTGTTGCAAACGCTGGAATCGACGCAACAACACTTTCAGCACTTCCAACTGCTGCTGAATTACTTGCTTATGTTTCACGCGGTGCTGCAACCGTTTATACAAACACACAAGGTTTTGCACGCAACATCATTATGGGTGCAAGCCAATGGGCAAACACAATGTCACTAAACGATAATGGGAGACCAATTTATGTGGCCAGCCAACCGATGAATGCGGGTGGTGCTTTGCGTCCAGATAGCCTACGCGGAAACGTTGCAGGTCTTGATCTATACGCAGACTTCTCAGCACCAGCCGGGTCAGATGACGGTTCACTCATTATCATCAACCCTGATTCATACACATGGTACGAGTCAAGCAATTTCCAATTGCGTTCAGAGTCAACAGCCGACGGTTCAATTACCGTAGGTATTTACTCATTTGGCGCAACTGCAATCAAACTTGCGAACGGTGCATTCCGTAATAACAAGTAAAAAATAGACATGCGGTGCGGTCACTCCCGAACGCACCGCAGCCGATCGAAAGGAAACGGACATGCCAGCCATTGTCACTGCAAGTCAATTGCGTACGGTGCTTGGCGTGTCCGTTTCTTTATACAGTGACAGTTATCTTGACGAAATAATCAACACAAGCGAAGCCGTAATTTTGCCCATGCTTGTGGCAAACACTTCAGCGGTCAGTGCTTACGGATTAAAAGACAACGTGGCGACGTATTACACGCAAAGAATGCACTATTTTGTGCCGGGTCAGTCAATTGTTGTCACCGGTTTGCCAGCACCATTTTCGGCAACAGTCACAGTCGTTGACACTGCCAACTATTATTTTACCGCAGCCATTACGTCAGCCGACGTGACAGAGCGCGACATCATTCCTGAAGGCGTTGCAACATTGTCAGGTTATTCAGCCGCAGCAATCTACGCCAACAATCCAGCAATTGAATCAGCCATTTTGGCGGTAAGCGTTGAAGTCTTTCAAAGTCGCGTCGCGGCAGGTGGAGAAATCCAAGGTGTTGATTTTCAGAGTACGCCATACAGGATGGGGCGTTCGTTAACAAATCGCGTCAGTAGCCTGTTGCAACCGTTTTTGGACGTCGAAACGGTCGTTCAATAAATGCCAGCCAACTCAATTGCCGAAACACGGGCAACCTTATCAAACTCATTCAGCGCATTAGCTGCAAACGTCTATCCAAGTGTTCCCGAATCGCCCATTCCCCCAGCAATTGTGATCGTCCCCTCAACGCCGTACATGGAAATCGTTTTGATCGGCAA